GAGGCGGCAGAGTACCAATCCGCGCCGCATCCTCGCGCTTGCCGATAGCCCTGGCCATCGCGTAGGTGAAGGCATTTGACTTGCCCCGCGATTCGGCGGCAGCGGTCTCCAATTCCCCAACCGTCATTCCCAAAAAAAGTAGGTGGAGCAGCTGGGGATTGGTGGCGACAGCCTCGACGTTCCCGGCCTTGGCCATGGCTTCGGCTGCCTGTTTCGACAAAGCGCGGGCCGACGCTGAGTTAACCCACTCTCTCTCTTCTTTAGAAATACTGGTTCCGGTTCCGGTTCCGGTGTCGTTCTTAACTGTTATCGGTACTGTTGGTAACACGTTACCGATCTGTTGCTCTCGCTTCTCTGCTTTGTGCTTCGCCACTCGCTCTGCGGTCTTGCGTCGATACTCAAGCATTTCAAGCACCCGCTTGGTGATGGTTGGGTGATACAACAGGCCATCGTCAGCAAGCCACCAGCCGCGCATCAGAATGGCGCGATGCTTGGCCCACACCTTCGGCCCCACGCCGATCAGGGCAGAAATGACCTCTTCGTCGTTCGGTAGCGTCCCGCAGGGCTCTTGCGTCCAAGCCACCAGCCACTGCATGAGCAATAGCGGGCGGCACGATTCCTTTCCGGGCTGGGCGGCCAGCGCCCATGTGCCAGATTGCCCAATGCGCTCGTAGTCAAGCTCAAACCGCCAGCCCTTGGCGCGCGCATCTGCTGGGTAGGGTGCTGCAGGATTCATCCCCTGGGCGCTCCCAGCACACGGCCAATGAGTTCGGCCTTGACGGCGCTGAAGCGGATTTCCTCTTCGCCGTCGGTGATGATCAGATTGCCCTGCAGGTCGAGGCCGCAGTAAAAATATCCGGGAGCCCTTGTCTTTTGGACTTCGATAGCTACGTTATTTGTAGCAATAGACTCGGGAATATTGACTGTCGCTGCAGTCAGGCCGGGAAAAGCGGATGTCTGGACGCGCTGCGCGACGTCGCTGGCCACGATCTTGGGCTTGGGCGGATCGTCCTCTGCCGCACCATCTTCTGGATCCTGCGCAACGGGCTCAGGAATGCCATTGCCAATGCTCCACATGACGGGCCAGCCGTGGCGGGTCTCGTCTCGACGTGCTTTCAACGCTCCGCGCTTTCGCGGAATAGCCAAGCATGGAATCAGCGAGAAAGGGTTGACGTCGAGCTGATCGGCCAGCTCGGCATTGCTCAATTCGGCGCCCGGGCCCAGCGCCTTAAGCGCTTCGACCGCGCGATGCGGGATCGTGCCCGGCTGTGTGGCGTATGGTTTTCTCATTGCAGCAGCTCCCCTTGGGCGTCAGCGAGCTTGATGGCCCCGACGTGTTTACCGGTGATCGGGCATTTGATGGTCCCGACCTCGACTACCTGGCCAAACTTCACCAGGTCGTTGACTCGTGCGGCAACGGTCGAGGTTTCGAGGCCGCAGACCTTGGCGACCTGGCGCCGGCTGTAAACCTTGCCGCGCTCCATGCGTGAGCAGATCGCGGCATGTTGGCCCTTGAAACCGGATGCTTTCAGGGCGTCGTAGCTGTGCAGGCTGGTTTGCGTGACGGCAGTTTTCATGCGGCCTCCAGAATTCGTAGTCCAAGTCGCTCGGCAATGTGGTGCTCAAGGGTCGCGCCCTTGCTTTCACGCCAGCCGGGAAGAAGGTAGATGGCCTCACAAGTGACCAAGGCGGCAATGTCGCGGCGCATGCACTCGGCCCAGGGCATCTTGTGGTCCGGGTTGATTTCTGCCGGATTCACCACGTCATGGCCATTGCGCCGCAGATGGCGCGCGGCGGCTTCAAATGCCGGAAAATTCAGGTCGGGTTTTCCGGTCATCGGGCCGGCGATGTAGCAGCGGGTCATGCGGCCTCCAGTTCTTGCGGCAAATCGCTTTCCTGCGCCTCTTCCGGTACGGGCAGCGTGTCAAACAGTGACGGCATTTCAAGCTCGCGCTCTGCGGCCTGCAGGTAGTGAACGCCATCAAAAAAGTACCGTGGCGACAACTCGGCCGCCACACCTTTTCGACCCTTGAGAATGGCCCGATAGGGCACCGTCATGATCCCGCCAAATGGGTCGTATACCGTTTCACCCTTGTTGGTAAATCGCTCAATCAGGCGGTCGGCAATATCCCATTGCATCGGGCAAAGATGCTGCTCCTGCCCTTTGCGCTGCTGGAGCATGTTCAGCGTCCGCATGCGCGCCACGTCTGTCCACACGTCAGGAATATGGGAAGGCGGCTGCAAAAGCATGAAACCGCTGGGCAGCCTGCCTTGTTGGGTCAGCGTCTCGGCAATCTTGACGTGGTGTTCATAGTCATAGATGTTGTGAATGTGGAAGTCGCGGAACCAGCGAAATATCTGCGCATGGCTGAGCGTTTCGAGCTCGTCAGGCGTCAGGTAACGGTTGCCGTTGCTGCGCCAAAATCCGTGCGCGTCTGTCTGCCAGCGTGCGCGGCTGTAGCCGGTACCGGGAATCTCCTTTTCCCCGCGCTTGAACGGGACCACGTTGCCATGCTCGTCCAGACAGTCGGGCTTGCTTTTCGTGACCGGCTCATCGGCATAGGCATTCGAGGTGTCTGTGGGAGCCTTGCGGAACAGCAAGATGTACTCAGGCATGCCAACGCTGATTTTTGAGCCGTCCTTGCATACCTCGGTCCAGCCAAGCCGATAGGTCTGGTTGTTCTCGCGCACCACGTCTGTGACCACGGTAATCATTCCCATGTAGCCAAAGCCGTGCCGGGTGTAATGCTCCGTGCATTTCATGTGGAACGGGTAGACAGTCTGGTAGCCAAGGCCCGTCAGGCCACCGGGCACGATCCGGTCCTTGACGTGGATAGCGGCCACGCGGCCAGGCTTCAATACCCGCATCAGTTCGGGCGTCAGGAAATCCATTTGCTCGAAAAAGTGAGCGTTGTTGTCGGTGTGGCCCAGGTCCGCGTAGTTCGGCGAATATTCGTACTGCGTTGAAAACGGAACGCTGGTCAGGATCATGTCCACGCTGCTCTCTTCCATCAGGCGTGTTTCCTTGATGCAGTCGTTATGCGCAACCCGGAAACTGTTGCCGGCAACCTCGATCCGCTCGACGCCCATGGCACGCTGCAGCGACTCTTCCATGGCGGCATTGCTCAGGCCAAACTCTTTAATGATTTTTGTCATTTCGTCTACCGTCGTTTTGTGTTGTTCCCACTTGGTTTCGAGGATGCGGCGCACCTCGCGCTCCTGCTCCGTGTAGATCAAATCAATGCGGACTTGATTGGTCTGCAGGAATCGGTAGATGCGGTGAACGGCTTGGATAAAGTCGTTGAACTTGAAGCCGATTCCCAGGAATACAGCCCATGAGCAATGCCGCTGAAAATTGCACCCTGAGCCCAGCATGGAAGGCTTGCCGGCAAGCTCTTGAAACTCGCCATCAGAAAACCCAATGATTCGGTCCGCCTTCAAGTCTTCGTCTTGAGAGCCATAAACGCTCATGACCGTGGGAATGGCCTTTTCAATGGCGTAGCGCTCGGCTTCAAGGTCGTGCCAAATAATGCGAGACGACAGAGGATCCTCGGCGCGAATTTCCAGCAGCTTCGCAATCCGCTGCGGCAAGCTTTCGCGCTTTTCCTTGGCGACTTCCGACAGGCCAACAGCCTGTTCTTTGATGAGAAGATGTTGACCCCGAAAGTCGGTACCGGCGTCGGCATGGTCACCTGGTATTTCGTGCCAGCGAATATCCATTTCGGGCAGTGCATAGCCTTCGTCTGAAAACCCCAGATCAGAGGGCCTCTGCACAAACAAGCCCCAGGACGCAACCCACATCCAAAATTCTTTAATCTTGTGCGGGTGAATGGTCAGTGTGTCGGCCTTGGTGGAATCGCGCTTGAAAAAGCGTGTCTTTGCCTGGCCAACATCCATGACGCCCAGGAATGCCGAATAGGCCAGCAATTCGATGTATTCGTTCGGGCTCGGTGTTGCCGTGGCGACAAACCGATACTTCACGCCATCGGTGTAGATGCGGTCATTCATGGTTTTGCGGTCGCCAGCAAACACGGCCATGAATTCACGAAATGTCTTGGTGCCCCCAAATCCCCGCAGGCATGAAGCCTCGTCAAGGCTGGCTACGTTGAATTGCCGCGGGTCTAACTTTCCGTCTCTCACGCTCTCGTAGTTGGTGAGGTAGACATCAATGCCGGGCTCGCACTCTTCGATGCGGCGGATGAACTTGGTCTTGATGCCCAGCATGGCGGCATCGCGGGCAAACTCATGCCGCACGGAAAGCGGTGCCACGATAATGGCCCGGCCTCCGACCTTGGCCAAGATGATCCGCACCGTCTCCAGCTGGATTACCGACTTGCCCAGGCCGAAAGCCGCAAAGCATGCCGCGCGGCCCATGCGGACCATCCAGCGGACCATTGCCCGCTGGTGTGGCTTGAGAAGCGGATTCACGTCCAAATCCTCAATCTCAAATCCCAAGGTATCGGCCATCTTGACCTTGGCCTTGAGAAATTTCTCGTAATCGTCTAAACTTGAGCCAGACATTTCCAATTTCCTGTTTAAGTTGGTTGATGTTTAGAAGCCCCGCACTTGTCCTGCGGGGTTTTCGCTTTGTGGGCTATGCAACAGCCCTCAAACTCGGTTGCAGCTTGTTCAGCCGGTCAATCTTTTCTGACAGTGATCGCTGGCCCTCAATCACTTGCCGCATTAGTTCGCCGGCCTCGTCCTTGGGCTCAAGCGGCACCGTTGGCGCATAGCCCAGCGAAGACAGCAGATACCCAATGCCGCCATGAAAGCCGCGCTGCTTTGCCATGGAGAACACAAAAGCCATCTGCTCGGGCGTGAGGTGCGCCGGTCTGTCTTCATTCAGGCAGTCAAGCAATAGGCGCTGGGCTGCGTCTGCCATCTTTTCGGGCCACAGTGCAGGCCCGACGACCTTCGAGCCGCCCGCAGCGCGTACGCAGTCAATGAGGGCTTGATTCAGCGAATCCATGGGCTACCTTCCTGACCATTGCGAATCTTTCGCAACGGTTCGCAATGCTTTTTCTGGACAAAAAAAGGAGCATTCAGTCCATGAAAACAAACCCATGGACTCACGTTGCCGATGCGCTCCCCGACTGGATGCGCGGAATAGAAAGCCCCACCAGCCCGAAGGCTGAGGGGAAAACTCACGCAGCAGGGCCAGGGAGGAGGAACCCGCTTTTTGTGCGTGAGGGAGACAACTGGCATGGGTCAGGCGGCTTGTTCTGTCGATGTTGGGTTGCCGTCCGTACCAATAAGCTCGGGAGGCAAATGCTTGCGAGCCTGGACCGCCAAAACTCGGTCAGCTATTCGGTCCGGAAGTTCATCCGGCCACTTATCCACCGCTTGGTAAGTGACGCCTATTGCCTCGGCGGCAGCGGTGATGGAACCGCCCAGCAATTCAATGG